CCGCGAGGCCAGTCACCACGCAAGTGGAGCGAACCAGGGGAACTGAAACATCTAAGTACCCTGAGGAAGAGAAATCAAACGAGATGCCCCGAGTAGTGGCGAGCGAAACGGGCACAGGCCAAACCGTCCTCCTTGTGGGGGCGGGGTTGTAGGACCCACGGACGCGGCAAGGAACGGTATGCGAAGTCGCCTGGAACGGCGCGCCAGAGACGGTGATAGCCCGGTAGGAGAAACCAAGTACGAGTCGTAGTGGAGTTCCTGAGTAACGCCCGACTCGAGTAATCGGGCGTGAAGCCGGGGGGACCACCCTCCAAGCCTAAAAGACTCCTAAGTGACCGATAGTGGACGAGTACCGTGAGGGACAGGTGAAAAGCACCCCTGTGCGGGGAGTGAAAGAGATCCTGAAACCACATACGTACAAGCGGTCGGAGGCTGGGCGTCGCAAGACGTCACGGCTGACGGCGTGCCTTTTGCATTATGATCCGGCGAGTTACTCCTCAGATGCGAGGCTAAGGTGCTCAGCACCGGAGCCACAGCGAAAGCGAGTCCTGTCACGAGGGCGCATGAGTATCTGGGGGTACGACCCGAAACCAGGGCGATCTACCCATGAGCAGGGTGAAGCTGAGGTAACACTTAGTGGAGGCCCGAACCCGTACGGGTTGAAAACCGTTGGGATGACTTGTGGGTAGGGGTGAAAGGCCAATCAAGCCTGGAGATAGCTGGTTCTCCCCGAAATCTATTGAGGTAGAGCCTCGCGGCGTGTTCGCAGGGGGTAGAGCGACTGGAAGGGCGCGGGGGGTCGTAGACCCTACCAACCCCTACCAAACTCCGAATACCTGACGAATGGACCGCGGGAGGCAGTCGCTGAGCGATAATGTCCAGCGGCGAGAGGGAAAGAACCCAGAGCCACAGCTAAGGCCCCGAAGTGGCGGCTGAGTATAGCGAAGGATGTCGTCGTGCAGAGACAACTGGGAGGTTGGCTTAGAAGCAGCCATTCCTTGAAAGAGTGCGTAATAGCTCACCAGTCCAGCGTGATGGCGCCGAGAATGGTCGGGCGCCCCGTGCCACTGTTCGGAATATCGCGCAACGCAAAATCGCTAGTCCGGTCAAGCGCAACGCTTGTGGTCGGCGTGGCAGGGGTGGGCACAAAAAAGGGCCATGCGGCTGCCAACCTAAACGCACGACTGATCGCATTCGACATGAAAGACGCGCCGCGATTTAGGTAGAGTATCTCCTTGTAAGCAGCCAGATCAGCGAGCGGCATGACTATTTTTCCACAAAGCTAAAACCGCCATAGACATCGGGCGCGGCAGCGGATGCTGGGAAAAAGAGCAAAGACAAACACATATTATTGACATCAGGCGGCATCGGAAGGCCCGTGGTCCAATCCCGAATGACCGCCATGCCAGGCGTTGGCACTGCAAGCTGAGGAAATGGGCGCGCAATGACAACGCCAAATTCGCCAGCCGTGCCAGTACTACCCGAAAGCGTGACACTCTCCACCGCGCGGACGCCCGTGTCAGCACCTTGCAAAGGCAACATAATAACGCGCGTTGCCTCGCGGTTATTGGTGCCGCCAATCGCGACCGCAGTGCTAATGCGGCCTGTGGTGCCAGCCTGATTGGTGTAGTTCATCGTAATAGTCTGCGAACTCGTTCCAATCAACGTGTAGATTTCCACAAACACCACATTCCCAACCCCGCCCGTATTGCGCGTGATCGCCGGGGTCGGCGTTGATCCCTGAACGGTTTGGGCAGTCGTAACCGTGCCGCTCAGGCCACCGATATGAAAAAGGCGGTCATACAAAGTGAAGACGCCCGCAACGCTTGAACTGAGGCCGACCGTGAGCGCAAATTTCTCACGCCCGCCGCCTGCGGCTGTATAGGGCAATGCGCCTTGCGTTGTGCGGGTAGGAATTGCGCCAGTGGTCGGAATCGCACCGCCGCCCGGCATTCCATCATAGCGCCAAAGGGAAGCCATGCGGCCCGCGATTGGCGCGGTGGCGGCTGCGCCCGCAATGCGGTTGACCTTGAAGTAGAATGGCGTTTCAGGCGTGCCGTTGTTTCCGCCTGTGCCTCGGTTAATAAGGTCGGAAAGATCGGTCAGCGCGGCCATGGGTTAGCTGCCTTGCCAGTTTATTCCATTGGCGATTGCGTGTGCCTTCGCCGCGACAATCAAAGCAGCAAGATTATCCAAATTGATCCCGCTTTGATATTCCCACACACCCACCTGCGGCAAAATAATGAAATGGTCGTTGGAAATATCCAATCGCCAATCGCCGCTTTGCGCGATGTAGACGAACCGCCCAGGGTACGAAATGATGTCCATTTAAGCGTTCCCGTCCGTAAGGGTAAAGCCCGTAATTGTGACCGCTTGCGCTGCGCTGATGCTGACGGATGAAAGCTCAAGATCACCACCGCCGCCGGTAGCCGTCACGCTGCCTTGTAAGTGACAAGTCGCGCCTTGCTTAATGCGAAAATGTCCAGCCGTTCCGCCCGCGTCAGCATTCAAATCTTGCCAAGTTCCAGAAAGCGTCATGGTCCCACCGCTTGCGGCGTTCATCCAATTGCTGGGCAAGGTCATGCTTGCCAGCAGCGTCCCGCTATCAGCCGCAGCGCAATTCGTCGGCTGCGCGCCTGTGCGGATTTCCAGCGTCGGGGCGGTGCCCGTTGTGCTTTCGATACTATCAAGCCGCGCATTGCGCACTGCTACGGATAATTGAACGGCCATCAGTCCTCAATCCTTTCGCCTTCATAGCTACCATCGGGACGCTTCACCACCTTAAGGCGCGTGTTGCGCGGCCTGTTTGCAGCGCCTTTCATTGCCACCATTTCCTGCAAAAGCGAGGATTGCGTTTCGCTCAAAGCTTCTAGCGCCTCGCTGGTTTGGGCTAAGGCAAGCGTCATCGCCTCGACTGTGGGCTGAATTACATCGGCCATCTTGCCGTCTCTATCCACCACCACCATTGGCGCCACACTCGCTCCCTCGCGGCGCGGCGCTTCAATCGTAGCGCGCGTGCGCTCACGCTCCCCTTCCAATTCTGATAGCGCCTTAACCTTGGCAACCTCAGCTTGCAGGCGCGCAATCTCTACCTTCATGCGCTCCTTTTCGTTTTCCATGACCAGCTTTTGCGTTTCAAAATCGCGCTCAAGCTGGACAGTGGCGGGATCGTATTCCGTGGCCAGCTTCTGCGCCTCGGCCTTAATCTTTTCTACCTCGGCAAGCGTTTTTTGCGCCTGGCTCAATAGATATTGTTGCTCTGGCGTAGGTTGCTGCGCCTGCTGCTGCATTTCGGCAAGCTGCTGCGCTTCTTCCTCAGTCGGCTTCAAGACGCCAAGCGTCACAAGCTGCTTACGGAAATAGTCACGAACATCGGAAATGCCCTCGCCTTCCATATTCATCATGGCCATGGCTTGCAGTACCTTGGCGGTTTCTGGGTCGCTGGTAATCGCCAGCATCCCGGTAATCGCCCGCACCGTGGCAGCGCGCCGGCTTTCGGAGGTTGGTCCCACCGTTACCGCAACATCAAAATCAGCCTCGGATAAATCGTTATCCGTTTCCATCTCGCCATCACGCATCATCGGCTTCATTAGCTCAATGCTGCTAACCTCGCCTTGCTCGCCCATGCCCTTCATGGTGCGGCCTTCCTCAACATAAACTTCTTTGGCCATGCCAAGCCAAATTTCGCCCGCGCGCTTTACGGCCTTGGCGAAGTTTGACATGTAAATGAAGGACTGCATGTCGAGGCGCTGCTGGATCATCTCGACGGCCTTGCCGGAGATGTTCGACACCATCTTGTCAGCTTCGTTCTGGCTGCCCAAGATTTCCTTGATGTCTAACTCCGTCACTTGCAGCACGGCTGCCAGCGCGGGAGGGATATTCGGCGCCTTGGTATAGGCTACCGGCGGCAGGTTCTGCTGCTGCCCGGTCGCGTCAGTCACCGGATTGATCAAAAGATAGGGGTAATTCTTGATGTTATCATCCGTCCAAATTTGCTGATGGCCGGCGACTTGCTCAGGAAATAGGATGGGTTTTTCGATACTGGAAAGCGCCGCAATTTCGCCAAGCTTCGAGACTTGCATGTTCTTTAGGCGCTGCGCGTCTTTGGCTAAGCGCACCACGCCCATGCACCGTTCGACATTATCCACAAACCAGCGCTTGCCGTAAACCGGCACAATGGGGATATGGCGCCCGGCAATATAGCCGCAATCTTCAAGCACCGCATTCCCGCTCAGGATGTATTTCCGAACCCGGCGCCGCTTAACCTTCTTCTGCCGGACCTCCATCGCGCCAAGCGCCTTTAGCTGCGCCTCTAACTCCTCATCTTCCTCGAAGTCTTTCTCCGGGTGCCGGACCTCGCTATTGTCAAGCTGCCGGAAAATCCGAATGGTCTCGGATTGCATTTCAAGCCGGTAATACTCGGCCACATAGACGATATCAGGCGTCCACCAATCGAACTCGCTGCGCTTGATATCCTTTGGCCAGCTTGACGGGTCATCGCCCCATTCTTCCTCATAGCTGGCGCGGCTTTGGCTGGTTAGAACAAAGCAATGCTTGGCGTCCGACTTGTCTTGGCGCTTGGCGTCCAAGTCAAAAAACACGGAACTGTCAGCATCAAAAATCGGCGCAATGCGGATGCGCTGCTTTTCGTCTTCGTCATCCTCTTCATTCTCATACTCGGTATGCAACCGAAAGGCGCCAAAACCGCCACCTACCGCCTCTTCGAATGCATTGTCATAAGCTTCAGTCGCAACACTATCCTGTTCATCGGCCCGGAACAATTCGGCGCAAGTATCGGCCAGCTTATCATATTCGGCGCCTTCCTTACTGACAAAAGCGGCGCTGATCCTGTTATTGCGGTACTCATTGATTACCCGCATAACTGCCAGGTGAACCTTGTTCACCTCAAAGCGCGGCTTGGCTTCAAATTGCGCACCAAGCGGGCCTTCCCACTGCGCGCCGGCGATGGAATAGAAGCGCCGATCATCCAGGCATTGCAAGCGCTCGGCCCGCAAAGCGCTTTGAATGCGGTCAAATTGCGTCATCGCCTCAGCGTGGAGGTTGGCGAGGTATTGCTCTTTAGACATCCGCGCCATGGGGTCAGGCTACCTCCAGTGATGCACTACCGGCTGCACCACCACCGGGGGAGGGCGCGCCACGTTTGCCCTTCTAGCCCCTTCGCAAGCGTAACGCAAGGCATCTATCACATGGTTTGCCTTATCGTTAAGCAAAGGTAGGACTTTGCCCGTTAAAGGATCAGTTTTGAATGAGTAAGCCGTCAGCTCGTCTATCGTATGCCGGCACCGCGGATGCACCACAATGTCAAAGGATTTCAACCACTCAATCCCATCTTCAACGCTTTTTGGGCCTTTTACGGCTGGCACGATCTTAGGAAAGCCGTGCTTTCGCATGTAGCTGATGGTCTCAGGCCGGGCGCTATCTGCCGTCAAGGGCCACTTCTCGGCCTCGGGGATGGTCATAAACAGGTCAGGCGTGTCGGGTATCTCGCAGCCGATCCGAAAAGCTTCATAGTCAATGTAAAGTTTGCGCCCGATGATATGGCACCGCACCAGCACGGTAGGATCAACTGCAAAGCCCCAATCGGCGCCTAGCCGGTGGATGGCATCGGGCGGGGCGTCAAACTCCTCAATCTTCCAGTTACGGAACACACGCGCCTCGCTGTTGGACACATACCCGCCACCCCAAACATGGGCGTATTTGTCCGGGTCGCGCGCCCGGTCATACTCCATTTCCTGGCGCAACACGTCCGGGAACCATGGGTTATCCCACCAGTTAACAGACACGATAACCGCGTCCGGTGGCGGCTCCGGACCTCGCAGCAACGCATCAACCGGGTCTGTGTCTTGGTGCGGGTTCCATGAAAACCAAAGCTCACTGCCAGGTCGGCGGATGGTCGGGCGCAACAGGTCAAGGCTGCGCTGGCTTAGGCTCTGCGCCTCTTCTACCCAAGCGCGGTCATAGCCTTCCAGGGACTTGATGCTGTCCGCCGTGTGGTTTTGCATCCCTTGGAACAGGATCAGCCCCTTGCCGCGCCGGTTTTTAATCACGGCTTCCTGTACTTCGAAATGGTCCGATGCGCCTAGGCTATCAATCTTGGCTTCGAGTAGCCGCTTGACGGATTGCGCTAAACTTTTCTGTACCTCGCGGACGCAAACGCTGGACGTGGCAGGGTCAAGGATATGCGCCTCAATCAACGCCTCGGCAAAGAAATGCGACTTGCCGGACCCGCGCCCGCCCCATGCGCCCTTGTATCGGGCTGGCGCCAGCAGCGGCTTGGCCCATCGTGGGGTCTCAATCCGTAGAGCGGTCATTCAGCCAGCGCGGCGCTCTTCCTGCCTGCTGCCAAGCGTTGCGCTGCGAAGGCTTCAACGTCCGTCGCGTCATAGTGCGGGCGCTTGCCGATCATGACCACGGGCGGCCCTTTGCCGGCCTTGCGCCAATTCCACAACGCCACGCGCGACACGCCAAGGCGCTGCGAAGCTTCGTTGATGGTAATGATGTTCTCAGGGATCATGGCGCGGGCCTTTCGGTTATCGCGCCGCTAATCTGGCGTGGTGTTGGCGTTGTGTCAATATGCCCGGTCCAGACCATCACGGCATTGCATGCCGCCCCTTGGACCGTGTTAACGCTTGCGCGCTGGTCAGGTCGATCCGCCAGCCGGGCGCCGGCGGGTGTAGGAACCAAGGGGCATTCAGTTACGGCGGCGCGGCGCTGGCGTAGCCTCGGCATGATCAGCCCTTGCCACAAGCCAATTGGCAACCTGGTCCGGTATCGGCAGCGCCCCGCGCGCCCATTGGCGGACCGTGCCCTCGGCGTAGCCAAGCTGCCGGGCTAGGCCCCGTTGGGTCCAGTCCAGCAAGGTCAGGCATTGGCGGAAATGGGTGGGGGTCATGGCGCAGCCCCCTTACTTGAAAGCTTGAATCTTGTTACCGCTGATAAGCACATAGCGAGGCTTGCCCTTAGATTGGCCTTCAATCATCATGGTCTGGCCATCCGCATTGGCTTTGAAAAACTCAAAGCCAGCCTTGCGCCAGCTTTCGCGGGTTTTTGCCGTCACGCGGGTTTGGCGCAGGTAAGTGGTAATCTGGATCATATGGCCGGTATCAATCGCGGCGTTGATTTTATCAGCTAGGGTCGGGGCTTGTGTCATCGGGTTATCTCCTCGTTTCCGGGCTTGATTGCCTCGGTGCAATCCTTATACGCAATTCGCGCATGGGATGCAAGAGAAAAAATGCGCGGCGCGTTATTTTTTTTCAGGATCGCCAGGCGCGTCAATCACCACGCGCTCAATGCGGGTGATCACGGCGCCGCCGTTCTCGCCGGTCAATTCCACCCCGGACTTTTCATGCAGGCCGATCCTGTTCAAGACGGCCAGCGCGGCTTGCAGGGCGCGCGGGTCGGCCTTGTCGTTGGCGATGTCGATCACGGTTTGTATCGCCAGCGGCGCGGCCTGCTCCAGCGTTTCGCGGGCCTTATGCACCTTGCCCTCGCCGTTTTTCATGCCAGGCGGGCGACCAGGGCCAGGCTTGCGTTCCACCGGGCCTCGGGCAGGTCCACCCCATCCGGCGCCAGTCGCCGGGCCACCTCGCGCGCGCGCGCGACTATTTTCTACCATGTCTGGCGCCTTTTCTGCCATTTTTGGCTCCTGGGCTGGTTTTCCGGGTTTACCACGGGTTTGGGCTGTCGGGGAAGGGTTTTTCATGTGTTGCGCGTCTCTGGCATAGGCAGATTGACGCCCTTTTCCTGGGCCAGCTTTATCAGCGCTGCCCGATATTCGGATGGCGTCTTGCAGGGCAAAAGTGCGGCAGTTAGTGCCCCCGGCCAGCCTCCGGGGTAAGACGCTGCCCTGATCCAAAATCGGAATAGAACGCCGTCTAAGTCGTCATCGTGTTCGGTCATGCCTTGCGCTCCTGTTGCCGCACAATCTCTTCCGCCACCTTGGCGCGTTGCTCCCACCATTCAGCCTCGCCGGCCCGGTAATCCCGGCCCTCTTGGCT